CTTGACTTCATCCTTTTCACGCCCGATCAATTTGACAGCGAGTATATCACGCTGCCTGAATCGCTGGACAGGCGCACAAAGGAGGGCAAAGCGGAATATGCCCGCATTACGGGTATTGCAGCGGAGCAAGGACTGTCCATCGTCACATCCGCACAAGTGACCGAGGCGTCACTACTCGCAGTCGCTGTGAAAGAATCCGCGACCGTGCAAAAGCATGGACTGCTTAACCGTGAACTATTCAAGTTTCAGGACTTCACGGATTTTGAGTTCGGAGGATTCCGCCACGTTGGATACCGCGATGCCATCGGGATTGACACCAAAGGACGCCGCGTAATTTGGGATTTGAAACGATTTGGCGCGAAGTCGGGCGTGCAGGTTGGCTTTGAAATCAGGACGGGCGGGTACGACCTTCAGGCAGCCATCTACTGCCACGAATTTGACAGCCAGGGCGAAGAATGTATTTACCACCTGATTGCGGTGGATAATGACGGCATGGTAACGCCTTACACTATCACACCGGAGGCGAGAGAGCGCGCACGCGGGCAATGGGAGTATCTTTGCTCGGTGGCAAGGAAAATTGACGGAACGAATTTCAAACAAGGGCCGGAGTTTTACGCTCCCGATGGGGAGTTCTACCTGTACACATAGGCCAAAGATACTTTTGCGTTTTTTTCCATCAAATCGGTTTTCATTCTGCAATTAGTCCGGCGCTGCAAAGTGTCGGGCTTTTTTGTTTGAAATCAGTACCTTTGGGGTAAGAAAACAGATGAGATAGGCGCTTCCGGTCGTAAGATTGGCAGCGCTTTTTTTGTTAACTGATAAATAAATTTGTTGAATATTAAATAAAGTGCATTATATTTGCAGCATGAAACGAACAAAAAAAAACATTCACACACAAAATTGACACACATGATGGAAGACAGTTATTATGAGCAAATTAAAGCGGAGAACATAGCAGCCGCGCAAAGAAGGATTAATTTTATAAACGCACACATTGAAAATCTTGATGGGTTGTATAATGGACAAGAAGATGCTTTGCGAGACATTAGAATGATTATATCAGGAGCTTTAAAGTCAGACGATAAAGACAAGGCAATGACTACAGTTTCAGTTCTTACCAAAACAGTAAAATCATTGCAAAATGTAATTGATGAAGAGATGAATCAAATAGACGAACACGTAAAGCAGATGAAGGCCATCTTTTTTCATATCAAATAATCGAACATGGAACAAAACGACAATCCGACCATTTACGAAGCATTCAGGCAATTGGCAACCGCTGTAGGTGCTGACAATGCAATCCCGTTTATCAATCAACTTCAGGATGAGCCTTATGAGGATGCGCGCACTATCATGCGTATTCAGGTAGGATTCAAGGCATGGAGCATGATTAAACCACAGCCATCTGCATCCGGTTTGCGCCTTGACCCAAGGTTGTGGTGGGGCTTACTCGATGATGGTTGGTGGCGTGAACTTTACCGTGACCCGAACAGCCACAAAGCGCAAACGGTAGCGCGCTGGATTATCAAAGGAATCAAAGCCGGACGCCATCAGCGCCCGTTATTCATAACAAACTAAACTTTCAAGGCATGAATTTTCAACCAACCGACACAGTAGAAGTACCGGAGCAGCAGGGCCGCCCGTTCAGGCTGTTCATCGAGTACAAAGGCGGCAAAACACCATCCAATTTTGCAGCCACAGCAACAGCGCATCAGGCGGGCGCTGGATTCAGCGCTTACGACAAGGAAGCGGAGCAGCGGATACAATTTGAATTGCCACTTGACCTGATTGTCATTGGCCAGGCATTTGGTGTGGCGGGCGTTACCAAAGTCGCAGATCGGTTTGAGGGTTATTACTCAAACATTGTCAGGGATACCCGAACTGACATCATGCGCGTGTTCTGTAGAGGCATCAACAGGCCACAGCATCAGGGCGTGTACAAGGACATCAAGCCGGAATTACCGCAGGGCGTAGGCTTTCAGCATTACTTCATCGTGTGGAACGTGGCAGCCAAAGAAATACAGGCACTACAATTGACGGTCGGGCTGTCCAACCACATCAAGAGGGCGATTGCCGAAGCAGCATCTTTGGGAGGTCGCAAAGTCAGAGCCGACCGGGTGAACATCTTTGACCTGCTGACTATGGAAAACAGGTTTTACTACTTCCGTTTCCAAAATGAGTTTATCAAGGTGGACAAGGAAGGCAGCGATTGGCTGCAGGGTGAAGCCTATTTTTATCCGCGTGTCAAAGTAATGACCATCACAGACGCAAAGCAGGTGGAGTTCCTGAAGGCCGAAGGGGAGAAGTTTCAAAGCTGGCTATCTTTGGACATTCTGAAGAACACCACAGCCGCCATGATGCCATCCACCGACACGCAGCAGCCACAGGCATTTAGTGAAGGCCGCCAAAATACTAAACTTCCTGCTTTGGACAACCCGCCACCCGTACCACAGCAACCGCTATATGAGCAGCAGTACAAATTGCCGCCACAGGCACATCCATTTGCTACCATCGCTCCAGCGCCTGCACCATCATTCGATGATGGGTTTCCAACTTCAGAGCCGTTTAACGGCGATCTGCCATTCTAAAACTTTTTCATGAGATCATTAAACGGAAGCGCCTGCACAAGCGCGGGCGCTTCCAAATTCAAAAACATGGACACAGAAATAAAAACAAGGGCAAAACAAATGTCCGAGGAATTGATACTGCAAATTGAACAGGCAAAGAAACGCCACAAAGTGACCAATGTAAAAATCGCTCAAGTGCTTGGCACTTCGCCACAGAATGTAGGCGAAAAGTTATCAACCGATAAAAGGCGCGGAGCATCTTACTATGAACTTGCTTCCATCATTGCAGCCATCGAAACTGTATCCGGAAAAAAGTTCTTTGCGCCGCGTTTCTGTGAAGTGCCACAAAGCAACGCACAATGATAAAGCTTTCATCAATCCTTTCGTGGAGAAAGGAAAAACAAGCAGCGAAGTCGCAGGCATCTGATGTGGCCCGATTCATTATCGCTGAAACAAAGGCGGGGCGCCCGTGCTGGATACGAAAGATAGCCGTACACGCTGATAAGATTGGGCATGATGGACTTTCTCAAATATCAACAGCATCTGCCAGAGTGAACTATCTGCGTAAGCATGGCGCATTTATCGCAGGGCAGCAGTACGTCATTCATGAACTGGAGCCGCGCAAATGCCCGTACAGTAATAGACTGGTGGAGCACTTTTGCATGGTACTGGAATCAGAACACAAGCGCATCCAGCAGGCAAAGGTTGACCGTGCAATCACAGGTTACTGATTCGATTTATTTTGCATAACGCCCGATCTGAAAGCAGGTCGGGAAGGACGAGGTTTGTTTAGATCAGCCCGAAGATGTAAATTTTCGGGTATTTTTTAACATGAAACAACGCAAAAATGAATTACCAAGAGTTTATTGAATCAAAAAAACATAAGTCTGAGAACTTTGGTATTGAGCCAAAGTGGATACCGGACGAAATGTTTGACTATCAGAAGTATGTGGCTGAATACGCCATCAGAAAGGGCAGGTGCGCTGTCTTTCTCGATACCGGACTTGGTAAGACAATCATTGAGCTTACCACAGCGATAAACTACATGATGCACACAAATAAGCCCGTGCTGATAATAACACCGCTGGCAGTCGCTTTTCAGTTCCTGACAGAAGCAGAAAAGTTTGGCATCACAGATATTGAATACAGCAAAGACGGTTTATTCACAAAAAAAATAGTAGTCTGCAATTACGAGCGACTTGACTATTTTAACTCTACCGACTTTGACTGTGTGATACTTGACGAATCGTCTATCCTGAAAAACTTTGGAGGTGCCATAAAGCACAATATCACCACCTTCCTGAAAAAGGTGTCATACCGATTCCTGTTTACAGCAACGCCATCGCCAAACGATTTTATTGAACTTGGTACATCATCTGAAGCGCTTGGTTATATGGGGTATATGGATATGCTTGGCAAATTCTTTGCCAACAACGAAAATAACATCAGGCCGCAGGACATAGGCACAAAGTTTTATCTGAAGCCACACGCAAAAGAGGCTTTTTTCAGGTGGGTAGGATCATGGTCAATATCAATGAGAAAGCCATCCGATTTAGGATTCAGCGATGAGCGCCACATACTTCCGAGCTTGATACGCAATTACCACTCTGTGAAGAATGACGAAAACTGGATTATCAACGGACAGGTACTGATGTTTTCAATTGTAGCGCAAAGAATGTCAGAGGTAAGAGAGGAGCAAAAGATGACTATCAAGAACAGAGTAAACAAAGCTATTGAATTAGCCTCTGTTAACGATACTTCTGTTTATTGGGTGAATTTCAATGACGAGGGCGATCTGATTGAAGATATTGATACTGATTCAATTCAGATACACGGCTCAATGTCGCTTGAAAAGAAAGAGGATATACTGTTTGACTTTGCCAAAGGCAATATCAAGCGACTTGTCACAAAGCCAAAAATAACCGCATTCGGCTTAAACTGGCAGCATTGCAATCACACCGTTTACTTTCCTACATTCAGCTTTGAGCAGTATTACCAGGCAATCAGAAGGTTTTG